GGACGCCTGGCGTCGATGGGTGGGCGGGACCTTGACGGACCATGTGACCGAACTACTGACAGAGGCGGAATTTGGCGGTGGGTCTTCGTCGGCGGCCCGGACGGTCGGTGCCGCTGCTTCGCGGCTGACTGCCGGATCAAGGAAGTCTGCATTGGCAGATAAAGTCCAAGAGCCGTCCGGGCACTTTTAGACAAGGGAAACCTTATGGCGAATCAGGAATCGACAGTCGAGTCTGTGCATCCCATTTACAGTGCCATGTTGCCGACGTGGGAGTTGGTAGACGACCTGATGGGCGGCACGGCGGCGATGAAGGCGGCGGGAGAGAAGTGGTTGCCGCGAGAAGAAGGCGAGACGGTCAAGGCGTATGAGGCGAGGCTGTCAAGGTCCGTGCTGTACAACGGGTACAAGAAGACGGTGCTGGGGCTGTCGCGGCGTCCGTTTGCTCGCAACGTGAACATTGTGGGGGACTTGCCCGAGAAGCTGGCGGGGATGCCCAATGCAGTCGACGATCAGGGGCGGAGCCTCAATTCGTTTGCCAGGGAAGTGCTCAAAGTCGGGATCAACCGGGGGCTGTGTCATATCCTGGTGGACTATCCGCCGAACACGGCGGGGAGCCTTGGGGAGGAGCGCGAGCTTGGGCTGCGGCCGAGATTTGTGCTGGTCGATCCGATCTCGCTCATCAACTGGCAGACGGAAGAAGTGAACGGCGAGACGCGGCTGACGCAGATTCGGATCAGTGAGTCGGTGTATCGGTCGAGCGGCCAGTGGGACGCCAAGGCGGTGCGCCGCATTCGGGTGATCGGGCTGGACGCCTTCCAGGTGTACGAGCAGGCAGAGAAGGGGGATTGGCACGTCGTCCAAGAGGGCACGATGACGCTTGGGAAGATCGCCCTGGTGACTCTGTATATCAACCCGACGGGGTTCATGAGTGCGTCCCCGGCAATGGACGACCTGGCGTACATGAATCTGGCGCACTACCAGAGCCAGAGCGACCACCGGAACAACCTGCGGTTCGCGCGTTCGGGCGTCATTTTCCTCAAGGGGCTGACGGCAAAGGAGATGGAGCAGGGGATCGTATGGGGGGTGAATCACGCGGTCAGGACGACCAACGCCGACGCGGACATGAAGATCATCGAGCACAGCGGCAGTGCGGTGACGGCCGGAGAGAATGAGCTTCGCCACCTCGAAGAGCAGATGGATGCGGTTGGCATGGGGCCGTTGACCGTGCGGTCCTGGGGCAACGAGACGGCGATGGGCAAGGCGATCGACGAAGGCAAGGGCCAGTGCGACCTGCAATCGTGGGTGCGGGATGAAGAGGCTGTCCTCGAGAAGGCATTTGGGCTGGCGGCGGAATGGACCGGCGAAACATTGGCGGAAGACTTCAAGGTTGACATCTATGACGACTTCGGATTGCTGCCGCGATCGGCGCAGGACCTGGACAATCTCCAGAAGCTCCGAGACCGGGGCGATCTGTCCAGACGAACGATTCTGGAGGGTGTCAAGCTGCGTGGCCTTCTGCCGGAAAACCACGACATCGACGAGGAATTGGCTCGGATCGAGGAAGAGGGGCCTGACCTGGGCATGATCGGGAGGGAAGAGCCGGAACCGGAGCCTGAAGAAGAGAAGGAGTAATCGGGCGGAGGCGGAGCGTTGGACTACGAAGACGGCGGGTTGCTCGAAGCGTTGGGGATGAAGTTTGGGTGGTGTTGTTGCTGGTACTACGGCACGTGGTTCTATCGGCCGCTGTACTGGCCGGTGGGGCAGGCAAGGATGGTTTCGCTGCCCGTGGTGGTTCTGAGGCGGCTGGGGTACTGGTCGGGCGTGCGGTCGTGGTCGCGCGGCCGGCATTGGGATCGAAGATCGAGATACGGAGAGCGGTAATGGGCACTGAAGCGCCGAGCAGGAAAGAGGTGGACAAGGCGGCAAGGGCAATCGTGCGGGAGCACAACCGTGCCGTGGCTCAACTGGCGTCCGTGGCGGCAAGGAACGGGCATGTCGGCCTGACGCACGATCTGGTGAACATCATGCTGCCGAGTCGGCTGGAGGCGGACCTGTTTCGTGCAAGGGTGGCGCATGCCGGTTGATCTGGCACAACTGAAAAGTGTCAACGAGGTGGTCCGCGACCGGATCATACGACACGCGGTCCTCTTGGAGCAGTACAAGACCGAGCAGGTGCGAAAGATCATCTCGTTTTTCAACCGGAGTCTCGAGCCGGACCTGCTGGAAAAACTCACCAAGTACGCGGGCAAGACGCTGACCGAGAACCGCCTTCGTCTGATGCGGCAGAGCATGAAGGACGTCATGGCGGCCGGTTACCTACGTATGAGGAAGGACCTGGAGCCGGACCTGCTGGAGTTGGGCAAGTCGCAGTCTCGGTGGGATGCGGCGGTGATCGAGAAGTCGCTGCCGGTGAAGATTGCCCTGACGACGTTGTCGGTGCCGACGATCAAGGAGATGGTCGTCAACCGGCCGATTGACGGCCGGCTGGTCCGGGAGTGGTTCGAAGAGCTTGGGCAGGCCCAGGCGATCAAGGTCAACCGGCAGATCATGATCGGCGTGGCGGAGGGCGAGGGGATCGACGAGATCGTGCGCCGGATTCGGGGGACGGCGAAGAATCGCTACCGCGACGGGATTCTGGCTCGGTCCAGACGAGAAATTGAATCGGTGGTGCGGACCTCCGTTTCCGGCGTGGTGAACAACGTTCGGCAGGCGACCTATCGGGCCAATGTCGACGTGATTGCGGCGGTGCAGTGGGTAGCGACGCTGGACAGTCACACGTGTGAGGTGTGTGCGGCCTACGATGGCCAGGTGTATGGCCTGATGGATGGGCCGAGACCTCCCCAGCACATCGGATGCCGCTGTACGACGGTGCCGGTGTGCAAGTCGTGGAAGGAGTTGGGGTTTGACTTCAAGGAGATGCCGGCGAGCGAGCGGGCGGCGATGAATGGGAGGGTGGCCGACAAGGTGACGTATGGCCAGTGGCTCAAGGGCCAGAGCCGGCAGACGCAGGAGTTGGTGTTGGGCAAGGGCAAGGCGCAGTTGTTCCGCTCGGGCAAGGTGGCCATTCGGGATTTCGTGGACGACCGGGGGCGGGTACTGACGCTCAAGGAACTGGAGGCGCTCGATTGACAGGTATCCTTATCGCTGTAGGTGCGGCGGGCATGGGTTTGTGGACGTGGGAGAGGGCAGCGAGAACCGCTATCCGTGCCGGAAGTGCTACCTTCGGTCCAGGGGCAAGCTCGTTCAGTTGGAATACGAGGGGCGGCAACCGGTCGGCGACGAAAAAAAGTGATTTTGTACTTGCCTCTACGTAGAGGCATGTAGTAGTTTGCCGACGAATGGATTCATAGGGGACAGACATGAAGCTCAAGGCAGTATTGGCACAAAAGGATTTCGAAGCTCTCACAGGACCGGCAAAGGAGTTCTACGTGGAGTCCGATGGGCTCTACGTGCTGGACGTCGAAAGCGTGTCGGTGGACGGCAAGACATTCTCTTTGGAGGACACGGCCGGCCTGCGAAAAGTCCTGGCGGACCTCAAGGCGAAGAACCAGAAGAAGGCCGAACAACTGGCGGCGTTCGAGGGAGTGGACCCGGAAGAGGCCAAGGCGGCCATCGCCAAGGTGAAGGACCTGGGAGATCCCGAGAATCTTGACGACAAGGTCAAGCAGCAGGTCAAGGCGATCGAAGAGCAGTACGACACCAAGTACCGCAAGCAGATGGAGTCGCTCAAGGCGGAGAACGCCAAGCTGATGGGCGAGCGAGACAAGGCGATCCAGGCTCACGGACAGAGCCATCTGGTGTCGGAGGCACGCAAGGCGTTTGCCGCGCACAAGGTGCTTGCCGACTGGCAGGATGTCATGCTTGACAAGGTCCGGGCGTGTACCCGTGTCAAGCCGGACGGGCAGGGTGGCTTCAAGATCGAGGTGGTGGACGCGGATGGAACGCCGCGGATCACGAACATGCAAAACTCCACCGACCTGATGGGTGTGGCGGAGTTGGTCAATGAATTCAAGGCGTCCCCGGCTCTTGCCGTCTGTTTTGAGGGAAGCAATGCCTCCGGGAGTGGGGCAGCCGGTCAGACGGGTCGGATGACGACGGGTGGTCGTCATGTGATTAGTGAGGCTGACGCCAGCAATGCGGTGAAGTATCGCGAGGCGAAGGAGCGGGCGCAGAAGGCTGGGGCGCAACTGGTAATCCAGTAGCGGGCGTCGAAACACATTGATGAGGGACCGAGGGCTTTGGTCCCGGTAGTTGGGCAAAGCGGGCCGCTTTTGCACCAAAAGCGTGTCTGCCGGGCCGGTAGACAGTCACAAACAGTCAACCAAACAGCTACGGGGAACAAAGATGGGAAATTCTCTCGGTTACTACCAGCCGTATTTCTACGCCAACGAGGCGCTGATCCAACTGGAGAAGGCTCTTGGCATGGGGGTGCGGGTGCATCGTGGGTTCGACGAAGAGCGTCGGGCCTTCAACAAGGGCGAGTACATCAACATCCGCCGGCCGAGCACGTTCGCGGCGGACGATGCTCCCTCGGCGGCACAGGACCTCAAGACCGGCAGCGTCCAGATCCAACTGGCCTACTGGCGCGAGGTCAAATTCAAGCTCACCGACAAGGAGCTGGCGCTGTCGGAAGAGACGCTGATCGACGAGCACATTGCTCCGGCAGCGTATGCTCTGGCGTACGACGTCGACACCAAGCTGGCGGCGCTCTACAAGGACATCCCGTGGTACGTCGACCTGAATTCGACGATCGCGATCGACGACATTACGGACGTCTATCAGGTGATGTTCGACAACGGCGTTCCGATGGGCAACCCGAACAACCTGCACTACATGATGGGCGGGGCGCTTCAGAACGGCTTCCAGCAGTTGACGGCCTTCAATCAGTACCAGGGAGCCGGCCCGACGGGCGTGAACACGCAGTTGAGTGGCTCGCTGGGCGTCAAGTTCGGGATGGAGTGCTTCGGCAACCAGAATGTCCAGAGCCATACGGGCGGGACGTGCGCCGACGCCACGGGCGCTATCAACAATTCACCCGGCGGCTACGCTGCCGGTGTGACCGAGATCGCAATCAATGGGGTCACGGACGGCGGCACCTGGAAGGCGGGCGACACGTTCGTCATCGCCGGCAACAGCCAGCGGTACGCCGTGACCGCCGATGTCACCTTCACCGGCGGGGGTGGCACGGTCAAGTTTACGCCGGCCTTGGTGGCGGCGGCCGCTCATGGGGCGGTCGTGACCGGCCGTGTGGACACCCACGTGGCGAACATGGCGTTCCACCGCAATGCGTTCGCTCTGGCGACGGCTCCGTTGAGTACGATGGGCAACGAGCTGGGGGCCAAGATCGCGACGGTCTACAACGAGAAGAACGGCCTGAGCCTGCGGAGTCGCATCTACTACGTGGGCAACAGTTCCGAGGTCCACGTGTCGCTGGACATTCTGTACGGCGTCAAAACGCTGGACCCGAACCTGGCGTGTCGTGCGTGCGGATAACCCGCCGTTCGAGTGAATTCACTGGCTATGGGGGCGCTGTGTCCCCATAGCCTTCATCGTTCTTCTGCAAGTCGAGACAAGGAGTTCTCAAATGGCAAGCATTCCCACGATTACCGTGTACGGCAAGAAGGGCACCCTGATTATCAACGCCTGTGATCTGGAGGCGTGGAAGGCCAAGGGATACCGGACCACGCGCGAGCCCGAGCCCGAGCCCAAGAAGGTCGAGGCCCCCAAGGGCAAGTAGGGTCCATTGCTTCTGTCAGTCTATCCGCTTCGGTTGTGCAAGGAGTTTGTGCCCATGAAACGTCTGGCTTTGGTTCTTGTGTTCATCCTGGCCGCCGCGGCGCTGGCGGCAACCCTGTCCTATCCTTCGCGTCCGGCCGGCGGCGGTCCCATTACCCGAACGGTGGTGTGGTCGTTTGATGAGACGGACATCGGCGACATGAACGTGCCGTCCGATCCGATCTATGGACACGTCCAGCGGATCGTGATTGAAGCCGAGGGGACGGAGGCGTCGTGGGACTTGGCGTTGACGGACCCGCACGGCGTCTCGCTGTTCTCGTTGACCGCCATTGCCACACCCTCCGACCCGAACAGCTACGCGATCAACTACAAGGCCGTGGACGGCAATGACTATCTGGGGGTGCCGGTGCATGGGCCGTTGACCGTAGAGCTTGCCAACGTGGCCAGCCATGGTGAGCTTCAAACCTTGACCATGTCGGCGGCGGCGACAAGCGGGACGTTCACGCTGAGTCTTGGTGACGAGACGACCACGGACCTGGCGTATGACGCTGCGACGGCGACGATCGAAGCGGCACTGGAGGCGCTGGAGGGAATCGGGACGGGCGGCGTGACTGTCGGCG